GTACAGGAACTCTAGCCGAGTACGGCATTGCTGAGTACAACACTACTGGTGAATACACTTCATCTATTCTTATCAACACTCCGAAGGTAAACACCAGTGGTAGCGGTGAGGTAGTGACGATTGGCCTTGAAGCTGAGATTAATGATGCTCAGTTCTCTATTCAAAAAATTGACATACACGCTCTATTAGGGAGACTAATATAATGAGTTTATTTGATTTAACTGACGCAGCTAGAGCCGGCGCTGATTACTACCTAGGACGTGAGAACATCCAAGACGTTCAACAGCTAGGTCGTGAGCAGCAGGCAGCTCTTACAGGACTTGCAGGACAGGTAGGGGAAGCTACTCAGTTTAAACCCTACACAGTCACAGGTACTTTAGCTGATGTCTCGGCAACACCTGAAGGGGGTTTAACCGTTGGTTTGTCTCCTGAGCAACAGGCTTTACAAACGCAGCTAATGGGACAAGCAGCGGGTTTGTTTGGTCAGGTAGGGCAAGACCCTGCGGCACAGCAAGCTGCTATCTTTGAACAGATTCGAGCTACACAGCGTCCTGAAGAGGAACGTCAGCGTCTAGCTTTAGAAGAGCGTATGCTATCCCAAGGTCGCTTAGGTCTTTCCTCCGCTGCTTACGGTGGTGCTTCTCCTGAGTTACTGGCACAGGAGACTGCACGACAGGAAGCTATGTCACGAGCTAGTTTAGGTGCTAGACAGCAAGCATTGGCTGAACAACAGCAATCACTTCTAGGGGCACAGGGTCTACTGGGTGCTGGTTATATGCCACAACAGCAGGCTATTGGACTCTTTGGTGCCGCAGCTACTCCTGCCGGGTTTGCCGACGTAGGCCGTAGAACTGGCGCACAGTACCAAGCTGAATTAGGTTTAGGTGGTGTTGAAGCCCGTACACAGGCTGAAGACTTAGCTAACCAGCTGAGACTACAACAGCAGCGTTCCTTGCTTGATAGTTTGTTAGGTCGAGAAGCTACACTACAGGAGCAGATAGCAGCGGCTGCGTTACGTCAGCCCGATTTAGCTTCGGGACAAGATGGTATATTTAGTAATATTTTTAGCGGCGCACAAGACTATCTTTCTGGTCTACCTGTTATTGGTGGTATGTTTGGCGGTATTTCACTTAATGAAAATTACACACCTACTGATACAGTACAGGACATTCAAGATGTTCTTGATTTAGGTAGTAACTTTGACATAACTCAACAATAAAGGAGACAAACCTAATGGCTAAAGATTTAATGAGAATGCTCACGGAGATTACTCCCACACAACAGCCTACTTCTGCTGTACCCGGTACTCCCGGTTTCCGTGGTATGTTTGGTCAGCAACAAGCACAACGACTTCAGGGTAGCTTAGGTCGTGTCGCTAGTGGTGGCGCCCCTTCGCCCCAAGCACGTATGGGTCAAGCGTTAGCTGGTCTGGACTTAAATAAACCGGAAGACCTAGCGAAGCTGGCTAAGATACAACAAGGTACTGGTGACCTCGCTGGTGCTGCTCAGACGGCTGCTAAGATACAGGCTATGGGACAAGCTGAGGTATCTAGCGGTTATAGACAAAGGGCAGAACAAAGAGAGATTGAAAGACTTGCAGCGGAAAAAGCTCGTGGTCGTAAAATGCTTGCTGGAGATTATGAAAGAATTGCTGAGGCAGAGGAAGCAGCGGAAAAAGCTGATGGGGAAGCCGCAAAAGCTTTAAATTTAATCTCACGATACGCACGCTTTAAGCCTACTGGCGGCGTCATCGGTAAAACTTGGTCTGCGACTAAAGAGTTTTTAGGTGGACAAACCGCAGTTGACTCTTTAAAAACGGAGTTTGATAACTTAATATCCGTTGGTATTATCAATAATCTACCACCGGGTGTTGCTTCTGACCGAGATATTGCTATAATTCAAAAAGGTTTTCCAACTAAGGACTGGAACGCAAAGGAAATTGAAAGATTCCTTAAAGCCATGGCTAAAATGTCTGCGTTTAATGCTGAAAGGAATAAAGAAAAAGCTAAATACTTAAACGATAATAGAGGCAATCAAGCTGGTTTTGTTCAGCATTGGCAAGACTTGAAGAAAAGTGAAGGGTATGCAGAGCAAGTAGCGCAGCAGTACAATCTTCCCGGCTACGATATACCCGAAAAACCAATGACTTGGGATGCTCAAGTAGCCGCAGATACGCTAACAACCGCAAGCGTACCTACACAAGCTTCTCGACGAGGCTTCAGATAAGATAGGAATTTAATATGTCTTTTAGTAAAACATTACCCACAGGACAAGTAATTGACGGAATACCTGATGGGACTACAGAAGAACAAATAAAGCAATATGCTATTGGTTCTGGATTAGCCACGGAAGAGGATTACAATATAGACCAAGCAACTAAAGCCGACTACATATCTACTGTTACTGAAACAGGAGGTGCCGTTGCCGGTGCCTTATATGGTGCCTCTTTAGGTACAGCTTTTGGGCCAGTAGGTTCCGTTGTTGGCGGTTTGCTTGGTGGAGCTGTAGGCGCAGGAACTGGTTACTTTAGTGGCGAACTTGCTGAATCATATGTTGAGGACAGAGACTTCGACCTTAACACAGCAACGGAAGAATCATTAGAAGCAGCAGCTAAAGATGCCGCATTCGGCGCTGGTTTTGGTATTCTTGGTAAGGGACTGAAGACAGTATATCAGCCCATTAGTAAGTTTTTCTCTCCACAATACTTTAGCAGTACAGGAGAGGCAGCAGCGACTGACCTCGCCCTTGCTATTCAGCGTGGTGACACAACCCTTGATAATGTCATAGCTTCCGGTGAGTTTAGTGAACAGTACCTACAGGAAGTAGTACAGAACTTAGGGAAGCGTGGTGAAGAACTACGGCTTGCCTCGGAACTTAACCAGAAACTTATGCAGAAGGGCGGCGGCCTTATGCCCGTACAAGCGGTTCCAGAGAGCAAAACGGGACGTTTAGGACAAGACTACGCCTCTTCTTCCATGTTTATGAAGCAGGAGTACGAAAACTCTTTAAAAACTCAAGACAAATATATCGTAGACCAGTTTAAAGAAATACTTGGTCGTTCTACTGACGATTTAACGAGAGAAGAAACAGGCGAAGCTCTCATAAAGATGGTAGAGGACAGTGATACGGCTTTGAAGGCTATTGTTACTCCTATGTATCAGATAATAGACAAAGAAGGTTCTGTCTTTCTTAAAACAGGTAATATAAAAAACAGAGTCCGTAGTGCTTATCTATCTTTACCTAAAAGCAAAAAGACATCTTCAGTAAAATCTGTTTTAGATAACGTAAATAACATCAACACCGTGCTGTCCCCGAAAGAAGTATACAAGAAGTTAAGAGAGCTGCGAGAGTTAAAAGGGCGAATCGGGAACGACCCCACAGCTAATAAAATGCTAAGCATAGCTACTGGAAATCTGGAGAAAATTTTTAACACCAATAAAAACATTGTTCGACCTCAGTCTGCTATTAAACGGGGCGAGGATGCTTTGGATGAGTTAATTACAAAGGAAGGTACTACAGGTATTCTAGGTAAGCACAAAACTATTGCTAATAAGCTCACTAGTATGCGTCCTAATATGTCATTCTCGGAAGCACATACAGAGCTTTCTACTTTAAAGTCTCTGCAACGTGACATGGAGCGTTCGGTGGGTGAGAAAAACACTAAAGCAGAGAAGTTAATTGGAGAAGCCATTACAGACCTGTCAAAGTCTATGGATTCTGCTGCTCAGAATTTTAACCCTTTGTTGCTTGAGAAGTATAAGGATTTGTCAGGACTGTATAAGGAAGGCATAAACACCATTCACGGCGGTTGGGTATCTAAGGCGCTTAAAAAGGATAACGTAGCCGACATTGGTCAATACTTGGTTAAATCTGGTGAAAACCTTGCAGTACAAGACCTTAAAAAACTCATGTCAAAAGCTAAAGAGTTGAAAGTGACAGTAGATGGTGAAAATATGATAAAGTCTATTGAGAAGGAGTTTATTAACAACTTGTTCCCGACTGGCTCGCCTCAACACTTTAATAACTTCCTACAAAAAATGGAGCTGGGTAAGTTTTCGGATACGTTCAATGCTATTGTGGGTAAAGAGAAAGGAGATAAACTTTATAAGTTAGCTCAGGAAGTAGATTTAATGTCTAAGGGTATTGAAGGTTCTGAAGCTGCTTTGTCCCTTGCTGTTAGAGGGGCGGAACTGGGTGCTATCCGTAACTTCGGTTTAAGTTCTCTGCTTTATCCTGTTTTCTCAACACTAGCTCGAAAGCAGATAGACCCTAAAGTAGTTGATAAAAAGATAAATATAGCAAAAGCTATGAACGCTCAATTACAGAAGGGAGATAAAATATCTAAGGGTTTGTTCAATAAATTTGTTGAAGGTCTACCTAAAACTGCTGCTATTACCGGAATGATTGTAGGGGCGCAAGTCCCCAGCGAGTAAAAAAAGGGGGGTCATTGCGACCCCCAGCGAGTAAAAAAGGGGGGTCATTGCGACCCCCAAGTTTACTTCAGTTGCTGTTTAGGTACTAATACGCCGTATACAGCTGTTAATTTAAACTATTTCACAAGCACCTCCGGTACACGCTAGTTCCTGTGAGCCGGTTGTGTTGTCTTCCTGCTCAAAGTATTGTAGGTCAGACCAGTTAATATCTTTTGGCATTGATGCTAGTAGTTCTTTATATTGTTCAGCACTGATGTCCTCATAAGGAGCTTGCTGATACGTATGTTCACTAACAGGCAACAAACTAATTCCACTACACAAGTCAAAGTTATCCCAAATCCACTGAGCTACCTGAAGGAACTCGCTGTCAGTGTAGTATACTGTGATACTTGGCTTATGCTCACACCAATGATTCTGGTACATCTTCCAAAGCTCTAGCTGGTGCATTGCACCTACGTCACTGACCGTCACACTGGTCTCTGGTGCTTTGACAGGAAAGCTAAACACCGATGACGAATCAGACATCACATCATCTTCTACAGGGAATCCTGCGGCTGCCATGAAGACTGCAAGCGGGTCTTTCTTGTCCGAACGTACACGTCGAATGTAATGCTTAGAGAAACGAGGATGGATACCACTAGCACTATCGACAAGCTGAGAAACAGTACCACTCGGTTTAACAGCAGTAACGGCAGTAGACTGATTGATGCCAAGTTTCTTAGCCCACTTCTTATTAGTTTCAATAGCAACATTTCTCACATTCTCCAACACCGCTTCACAATGCGGTGAGTTAGGTGTGCTTAACAGTTTGTTGTCCATGATACCTGTCATACTCACGCCCAGTAAAGCCTCTTCCTCTGTGTTCTTCTTCCAGATGTTACGTAAATATCTGAAGTCAGTCAGGGTAGCCTGTAGTGTACCAATGATGGCCGCTACTTCCGCCTTAGCTTTCAACGTCTCTTCCGTGTCATCCTCTCGTACTACAATCTCTGACAAGTTACAGAACTGATTACTACGTAGGATAATCTCAGAGCAAGGGTTAGTACCGAAGTCATAGTTAGGGTCACGACGGCCATTCCTAGCTGCAATCTTCTGTGCTGCTACACGACTAAACAAACCACGTTCACCTGACTTAGACTCGTACAATGTCTGCATCTCATTGAGGAACGCCTCGAAGTCTGGCTTCTCTGTGTACGCTACGCTGTTGTTAGCCAGTCTACGGTGTCCGTTAAGCTCCCACCATGCTCCTGACTTAGCCTTCGCCATACGGTTATCTGAGAGGTTTGACAAGCTAATCAAAGCTGAACGTCTTACACCACCCACAACTACAATGTCAGCTACCTTACACACTACATCGTGACATTCAAGGCTGGTTAGCTTACGTCCCTCTGCCTTGCGGAAGACATCAACACAGAAGTGGAACAAGTCCTCCAACGGTTGTGCCCCTGACGCTCGGCCACCAAATGTCTCTAGTCTTGCACCTGCGGGTCGTACCTTTGACATATCCCAGTTAGGTATCTTACCGGCGTACAACATAGCGATAAGCTCACGGAATGCTGATGCCCATCCTACCTTACTGTCGCCCACTACAATCGTTGTGTCAGTCTTATGGAAGGACTCAGCGACGACAGGTAGCTTGGTAATGAAGTTACGTTCAACACTGAACCCTACACCAGTACCGCACATAAGCACGTACATAAGCTCGTCAAAGCTACGTGGTGAGTCAATGGCTAGGTAACTACAGTTAAAGCCTGCTACGTTGTCCTTGTCCAAGGCTACACCGGCAGTCATAAGACAGCGCATTGACGGCATAACTTCTAGGTTGTAGATAGCGTTATACAGTTTCTTCGACACTTTGCTGTCAATCTGTCCACGTTCTGTCCAAAAATCGACATATCGTTGTACTGTCTCCTCCCACGTCTCACGACGGCCTTCCTCTTTAATCCAGCGCGCGTAACGTGACTTGTGTATAAACTGTTGGTACTTATCCATTATTCTTCTTCCGTTGGTGGGTAATAGCCTGCGGCCTTTAAAAAATATTCAAACTGTTTGTACATCTCTGGCAGTGAAATGTCTCTGTCGTGTATGACTAAACTAACTGTGGTGCTTGGAGAGGAACCTAGCTCACAATCATAAGGGTGTGCGATGAACTCGTACCTAACTGTTCTTTGTGTTGTCATCTTGTTTCTTCTCCAATGCGTTATGTGTGTTTGTAGCTATTTTCCAACAGTCTTCATAGAAGTCTATAATGTCTTGCCTATATTCCCAACATACGACAATTGGTACATAGATAGGAGAGATAAGAAAAGAGACAAACGCCTGTAGTCTTAGCTTATTATTTTTTGACAGCATCTTGTTTTTTCTCCTTTTCTTTGTTCTTCTTACCGAAGATAGCGTCATAATTGTTCTCGTACTTCTTCTTGTCAGTAGGGCGCACTGCTGAACCCTTACCGCCGTGTGTCTGTCCTTGTGCCATTATTTACCACCCCCGCAACCTTCTGTGTCACAAACAGGAAAGTTCTGACAACCTAAGTGTTCTTCCTCGATGTAATCATCATCACCGTACTTATGATGTACATAGAAGTTAATTTCATCTACGTCACTTGCTAGTTTTGGGGAAATAAGAGCAGAGACCTGAAGAGAAGTAAGAACATCGTTATAATCTACATCGTCTCCGAGTAACCACGCTAACTCCTGTATCGCGTTAGTTACGCTAATTATTTTCCAAGTTGCTATGTTAAGTGCCATTACTCTATCTCCTCGGTCAAACGTGCTAAGTACCACTGTGCTTTCTTTAAGTCCTCTACAGGCTTACTCTTGTAGTCGTAACGCCAGAGGTACTTCATGGTGTTACCCTTTAGGTATCCTTTGAACTCTTCCGGTGACATAGACTCTCGGATAGCTTCGATACATTCTATGTTACCAGCGTTGTAGTGGCTTGGGTTATTCACCACATCTATTTTTTCGTACTCCTTAAGCTCTTCGTCTCCCATGGCTTTGTACTTAAGACGTAGCTTGTCCCACATCTCTGGTGTTGCTTCATTAATACTCATTCGTGTGGCACCTCTGTGTCTCGTAAAAATTCTTCGTAAGCGTCTTCAGGAACATAATGTTCTATAGCTACTGACTTCCAAAATTCTAACTCATCGAACAGTTCCCACTTTGTCGTCTTGTTTAGAAACCTGCGTTCAATATCTTCACGGCTATCTGGCTTAGGTGTCATACAAGCAAGCTCACCATAATAGGGCGAATCAGGGTTCATATCATAGGCATCACAACTCATAAGTATCCTCTCTATGTCTAATCAGTCTATCTTCAAATGCTTCCAACAGTTCCTCACCGTTTATCTCCAGCACTTCCAATATAGTTATCTCATCGTGGTCGCGCAGGAACTGTTCCTTATATTCATTAAATGACATCTTATTTATCCCTCACATACTTTAGTAGTTCCTTCGTGGTCTTAACGGTGAAGTGAGCAAAGCCTTGCTTCTCGCACCACTGTCCCATAGTCATCTTACTGCCCTTACGTACTTTCTTGTGAGGGTCTGACAAGACAAACACTAATTCCCAGTCTGGCATTGAGTCTCGGATGGCGGTGTACTTTTGTGTGTCGCCTACCCTGAAGTAACCCTTAGCCTCAATTAGTATGTTCTTGCCTTCGTGTACAAAGTCCGGTACGTACTTACGGTGTATTGTGTACGGTAATCTGTACGGTTCGTATAGGAACTCCTTGTTAAGCTGGTCGTACAGCGCTGACTCTAAGCCTGACCGGAATCTGCCGTTTTTGTTTTTACTCATTTGATTTCAAGCTCCTGTACGTTTGGTTCTTTGACTACCTTACACAAGTACTTTGGTGCGTAGGAGTAGCTAAACAACCGTAGGTCAGGATAGCAATGCTTTTTGTATTGACAGTAAGAACAGCCCATTGCTAACTTCATGTTACCTGACTTACCTTCCGGCTCCGGCGGGTTACAGTAGTTGCTAGGCTCTGGCTTTTTTACCATCTCCTTCAAGTGTATGACTCGCTCCTCAATAGTGCCGTTGAAGTCTAACACTGCTTTGACCTTGGGGTCTGCCAAGTCATACTTCAGGAACGTCAGGTGACCGTTAGTCTTGTCCATCGCTAACCAACCGATTTGAGTCTCGCCTTCTGAATGGGCGTAGGCTTTAATCTGGTCTACGTAGCCGAATGGGTCGTCATGTAGTATCTTGCCTTCCTTAAACTTCTTAAAGCCAAAGGTACTGGCTGACTTAACGTCCGTCACTACACCATCTATCTTACAGTCCATTGAGCCTCGGATGCCCTCTACCTCACATTGCTTCTGCTCGTCGGTGACTGTGTGTCCTGCCATACGTGTTAAGAATAACAGCATCTCTTCAATTAGATGTCCGTACATAAACTTAACGTACGTGTGTGGCTCTAGCTCTTCCTTCTCTGTACCTGCGACTACGTTCCAAAGGTAACGGTCTGTGCGTCCAATGTTAGACAACCTTAGCGTCCGTTTGTCTTGTCGCTTCTCCCTGCCAAACTCTGTACGCATTAAGTCCTTGACTGCTTCACCGAACTTCTCAATCTCAGCCTCAACGTCTACTGCTGGGTCAGCGTCCTTTGTCTCCATCAGCTTGTAGATGTCTTTAACTAACGTCTCAGTCTTTTTCATCTTCGAGTTCCTTGAATGCTTTGATTACATCCGTTGAGAATAGCTTCTGTAAGTTCACCAAGAACATCCGGCTTGCGTTGTTGTCACCCCCTGATACTGTTTTAAACTTATACAAACCATTTACTATCTTCTTCAAGACTTTAGTATCAAACACCAAGGTACAGTATTCTTCGTCTCCTATACATAGGTTGTGGAACCAGTAGTCAGCCTCTGTGGCTGCAATGCCTGATGGCTTACCCCACGACTGGTACTCAATGCAGATGTTACCAGTCTTCTGCCACATATCCTTCTCGGACTTAACTTCAATCTTCTTGTTCTGTAGCATATCGGCAATCTTGTCTTCCCGTACCTCACCGTATGCTAAGTCTAAGTCAAACTTCTTCCTATCAGCTTTTGCAGGTTTCATATTATCTTCCCATCGTAGTGAATAAAATCAAACCCGCGAGTGCTGCGAGAAAGAATATACTGCCCCAAGGGAATGTGTCGTCATCCTCCTGCCGCGTGTCCTCAACCAAACCCATGACCTCAAGTACTGAATCAATGCCGTGCTTCTTGTACAGTTCGTAATGTGGGTGGTTTGGATTGCCTACTCGGTAACGCTTACCGTTGATTGTCAACCTAGTCTTGTTTTCCAATTGTCTATCTTGACTCATTGTTTTTTTCCTCATTAGTGTGTCTGGCTCCAGTCGGTTCCGATTTGGTACTCGCCTGCGAGAGGGCAGTTGAGTTTGAAGTAGTTTCCTGCTGCCTCAATGCAAGCAGTTGAGAGCCTGCCAAACCGTACTGCGTCCTTTTCTGCGACCTCCGTCTGGATTTCATCGTGTATGTTTCCTATAAACTTATAATCAATTTTATGAATGGTTGCGTACTCGTCCAGCAAACACAGTGCTTTCTTCATAACGATTGCGCCTGCGCTTTGTAGGAGAGTATTTAGTGCCGCGTGTTCTGACCGTACAGCGACCCTGCGTCCATCCAATCCAAAAACATAACCTCTTCCAGCAGCCACTCCAACTCGTTCTCGTAATGTTCTAAGAGCTGGCGTATTTCGTAGGAACTTTTCCTTAAGTCGTTTACCATCTCTTGCACTTCCGCCGACGATGCTTCCGATTTTCGCATCTCCTGCGCCGTAAAGGAAAGCGTAGATAAAAGTCTTTGCTTGATTTCTAGTTTCAAGGCCAGCAGCCAGCTGGTTTGCCGTGTGAATATCTCCCGTGAGAATTTCATTTGTATATGCCTCATCGTTCATGTAGTGTGCAAGCATACGTAATTCCAAGCCGCTTGCGTCCATACCTACTAGCTTGTAGCCTGTAGGAACTGTCCAAACCTCTCTGCACTGTTTACCGTAGGGTGCATTACCTGCCGGTACTTGAGCAACATTGGGGCTTGAGTGTGTCATACGTCCTGTTACTGCGCCGTTGGCGTTGACATAACCATGCACTCTACCATC